TTGAAGCGAACATCAACTTCTTCTACGACATCTATTAATATGTTTATCTTTACACACTATGAGTAACTATCTAATCGTACCTCCCGAAGGAGGGCTTACATCTGAGGAGCGAGCAGCAGCTATCTCACGTCAGTTGTACTGTATCACCCGTCCAGAATCTATCCAGAACCCTGACGAGGCAAACTTCAATCTATTCGGCTCTGTCATCCATCCTACTACAGGGGAGGCGGCGCTATCTATTATTTTGGATTGGCTTATCTATGTCAACGCAGCGGTAGATTTGACTGAGCTACAGCTCTTGTTTCCCCTTATGCCAGAGGCGGAGAAAGACGCGCTCACCACAACCATCACGACATCTCCTACAGTGGTCTTCGATACCATCATTCCGACTGAGTGTACGGTGCGCGACCAAGCGTATATGGAAGCCAACGGATGGTTCCCACCAGAGCCAGAAGAAGTAACTGAGGACCAAATTGGAGAAATCGTTGAGTAATGGCTAGGCATACACACGTATTTAAGACGCCCGCCTTTTGGTTTGCCTTTAATAACGGCGAAGAGGTAAAAGGTAACCCGCGCAATAACTACGGGTATGCCTCTAAGGGCGAGCTCAGCACAGGGCAAGAGTACTTGGACGTCTTCGATACTGAAGAAGAAATGGCGGCTTATATAGACCTTCAGGTCGGGGAGCCTGGGTGGTATTATAAGTGCGAGAACCGCATTCCCTACCCGCCAAACCCCAACGAGTGGAAATGTCCTGAAGAAGAGTAAACACCATCCAATGAAATTTAATTCTAATCCTACTGTCGATACCAATGTTGAATACAAGCTGATTGAAAGCGGCGAAGAGAATGAAGAAAGTATGAATTATGAATTGATTAGCGTAGCGGTGGGTGCGGTAAGCGGAATAATCGGAACTTACGTAAAGATGGAGAACGAGCTCACCAAGATAAAAAGTCGTTTGATTAGCTTGGAGAAGCAAGAAACACGCGTGCAGCAAAGCCTAGACGTTTTGCTTGATGGTGTAAATGAAATTAAAATTCTACTCGCTAAGAAGGGTATTGAATGAGGGACATCAATCGAATTATCCTGCACTGCTCTGCCACACCAGAGGGCAGGGGGGTAACCGTTGACCAAATAAGGAGCTGGCATTTATCAAACGGGTGGGACGATATAGGCTACCATTTCTGTGTGTATGCAGACGGCTCTGTACATCGAGGGAGGGACCTTGATAAATCGGGAGCCCATACCTACGGACACAACAAAGACTCAATCGGAGTGTGCTATATTGGTGGTGTAGATAAGGATATGAATCCCAAGGATACTATGACTGAAATGCAGGATATAGCAGTTCTTGAGCTTGTTAAAAGTTTACGCCTTATTTTTGGGGAGTTAAGTCTTCACGGACATAATGAGTTTTCAAGTAAGTCCTGCCCTTCGTTTGATGTGCAGGAGAAGTACAAATTCTTAAACAAACAGATATGAATTTTTTGACACAATTTTGGAGTGAGATTTTGCTCGCTGGTATTACAGCGGCTGGTACGATTACTGCTTTGACAGAGACCGAGAAGGACGATAAAATCGTCAATGTATTATCTCGTATCCTCAACGCGGTAGTTATGGGCAAGAACCGCCGCAACAAGTAAGTACCTATGCCTAAGATTAGCACATACGGAACCGTTACACCAGCGGCTTCCGACAGAATTGTCGTTAGCGATGCCAGTGATTCTAACGCCACAAAGAATATTACGGTGGGCTCGCTGTCTTCGGCTACTGCAATTTCTTACTATGTAGATGCTTACGATATTGGCTCTAGAACGGTTACTATATCTACAGCTGATGAGTGGGTTGATATGCCTACCATTGCTTTTACCGCTGATGTAAACGAAGGATTTGACTTGAGTGGGGGCAACGTAGTGAAAAATGCTTCAGGTGGAGGCTTGACCGCTTGTAAGATAATCGCGTTTTTAAACGTTAAGGCGGCAAGTGGAGGTGTCGACCAAGATATAGCTCTTCGTTTTATAAAGAACACTACTCCTATTTCTACGTCTGAAGGACACGCTACGGTAAATCAGAGTCACGCTGGCGAGATTACATTAGGCACCATTCAGTCGTTGGCTTTAAACGATACTATTGGGCTACAGATTAAAAATGTAGGCAGCACAACTGACTTGGTGATAGACCACGTTAATCTCATTATTACGTCTCTATAGGCTATGCTTATCCGTAAGATATCTGTAGGCCCTGACTATAAGTCAGCGATGCATTACTTGCTAGGCCAGGAGGTTCTCGAAGGCAACTATAAAATACACCTCATTAAAGTAGAGGATAAATCAAATTCAATTCAAATATGGATAGAGCGCAATAATGAGATAATTCTTTGGAAGCATTTTTCTCATACGATGCCGCTATCTGTAGAGTACAACATTAATTTTTAATGAGGTCACCAGACGCGTTTATAGTAAAACCAAAAGACAATACCAGATACGATAATAAACGCAAGGCAAAAGACCTTGAGTTTATTGTTAGCTCATCGCAAGAAGACCACAGGTTTTCTAATCGATACGGTATCGTTCAATCTACCCCACTTTCTTACTCAGGACCTATCGAGCCAGGGGATACCCTTCTAGTTCATCATAACGTATTTAAGTATTATTACGATATGTATGGGGTTCAAAAAAGCGGACGTAGCTACTTTCAAGACGACCTTTTCTTTGTAACCGACGACCAGTTTTTTTTGTACAAGAAAGACGACAGGTGGCAGGCTCACGGTAAGTATTGTTTTGTAGAGCCTGTAGAAGAAAAGGAGTCTTGGATAGGAAAGTTTTCTAAGGAAGAACCTCTTATCGGTCGCCTTAAATATGGCAACGAACAACTTCTTTCTCTTGGTGTAAATGAAGGCGACGAGGTGTCATTCCTTCCTGATAGCGAGTACGAGTTTACGGTGGACGGCGAAAAGCTATACCGTATGTTTACTGATAACATAACCCTAGTACTATGAACGCGAAAGAGCTAAAAGAAAAGATTATAGCTGCGGGCCATAGAGCGGTAGAACAGCTTATCAAGGTGGCTAAAGAAGACATCATCAAGCCAGACCTAGAAGATGAGCTGGCTGCCGACAGGCTAAAAAACGCGGCTGCCACTAAAAAACTTGCTATATTCGATGCGCTGGAAATACTTAACCGCATTGAACAGGAGCGAGAAAATTTAGAGGCAATGGCTAAGCGCGGCGACTCCTCTACGAATACAAAGCAAGGGTTTGCAGAACGAAGGTCAAAATAAACTGCTTATTCAGCTCGAAGGTGTAGTGCCTAAAAATGTTCTTGCCAGAAAAAACCGCGCAAAAAACTGGGAGTACGGATATAACGAAGACTATGACTTTGTAGTCATTTCAAAAGACGGAACGGTAGGTGAAGTAGTCGAGATACAGGGTGTGCGCATCGCCCTGCCTATGGTGGTTTCAGACCCGATACAGCGCAGTAAATCTAAGAAAGAGCAGTACTGGCAACCGCTAGAATACCCCAAGGAGCTTACACGTATCAAGACTATATTTCAGTGGAATGAGATGCCCGCTGATTTTAAAGATAGGTGGGTAGACTTTGTGGAGCGCGAGTTCGATAGGCGCGAAAATGGCGCGTGGTTTATGAATGACGGAGTGCCGACGTACATAACGGGCTCCCACTACACGTACCTCCAGTGGACCAAGATTGACGTGGGTCTTCCTGACTTCCGAGAGGCCAACCGTATATTCTATATTTTCTGGGAAGCGTGTAAAGCTGACGTGAGGTGTTTCGGTATGTGTTACTTGAAGATACGTCGTTCAGGGTTTTCGTTTATGGGGTCGTCAGAGTGTGTAAACATAGGTACGCTAGCTAAAGATGCTCGCGTGGGTATACTTTCTAAAACGGGTGCTGACGCTAAGAAGATGTTTACAGACAAGGTGGTTCCTATATCGGCTAACTACCCGTTCTTTTTTAAACCCATACAGGACGGTATGGACAAGCCGAAAACAGAGCTTGCCTACCGAGTTCCCGCGTCTAAGATTACCAAGCGTAATATGTACCTCGATGAGGATAACGAGCTAGACGGCCTTGACACCACTATTGACTGGAAGAATACGGCTGACAACAGCTATGACGGAGAGAAGCTCTTGCTTTTAGTTCACGACGAGAGCGGTAAGTGGGAAAAGCCAGAGAATATCCTCAATAACTGGCGCGTCACAAAAACTTGCCTACGTCTAGGTAGCCGAATTATAGGGAAGTGTATGATGGGCTCTACCTCCAACGCTTTAAGCAAGGGCGGTGGCAACTACAAGACCCTATACACCCAATCTGATGTAAGCAA